TTAAGTTGTTAATACATTGTTTAAATTAATTGTTAATAAGGTGTTTATATATGGACTTTTCTAAATTAAAAAAATCATCAGGCTCAAACTTAGAAAAAATGGCTAAAGCTGTTGAGCAAATGGCTGGTGGTAATCAAAATAGCGATGCAGACGAATATTGGAAATGTGAGTTAGACAAATCTGGTAATGGTTATGCAGTTATTCGTTTTCTTCCAACATCTCCAAAAGATGCAGAATCAGATGGTCTTCCATGGATAAAATATTATGATCATGGCTTCCAAGGACCAGGTGGTTGGTATATCGAGAAATCTTTAACGTCAATCGGTCTTGACGATCCGTTAGGTAAATATAATAGCGAACTATGGGAATCAGGGATTGAGGCTAACAAGGCACAAGCACGTACTCAAAAACGTAGATTGCATTATGTTTCTAACATCTATGTAGTTAAAGATACAAAACATCCAGAACACGAAGGAAAAGTATTTAAATATACATACGGCAAGAAAATTTTTGAAAAAATTACTCAAGCCATGAATCCTCAGTTCGAAGATGATAAACCAATTGATCCATTTGATTTCTGGACTGGAGCGAATTTCAAATTAAAAGTTCGTAAAGTTGATGGTTATCAAAACTACGATTTAGCTGAATTTGATAGCGCTGGTCCATTATTTGACGATGATGATAAATTAGAAAAACTTTGGAAATCTCAATATTCTTTACAGGAATTGCTAGAACCTAAAAACTTTAAATCTTATACAGATTTAGATAATCGTTTAAAAAGAGTTCTTGGTCTAACTAATCAAGCAAAATATAAAACTGCTGAAGATTATACAACAAAATCTCTCGATGAGGTTGAAGATGATGTATTCGTGCAAAATGTAGTTGAAAAGAAAACTACTGCTTCATTTGCCGCAGCAGTAATTGATGATGAGGAAGATGATGATATGAGTTATTTCAGTAAATTAGTCGGTGATGATGACTAAATGAAAAAGGGAGCTTCGGCTCCCTTTTTTTATGCGTTATGTGAATTGGTATTCCATAAATTACCTTGTTCAACTTTCATTAATGTTGGATCATCATTTCTTACTTTTGGTACAGCTTTACTTACACCAGCAGGAGATCTTGGACCTTGTAATTGCTGTGACATAGAAGGTTGCTGTTGTTTCATTGAAGCTTGCTGCATTCCTGCTGTTTTTCTATTTTCCATGTTTGCTTGATATTCTGCGCTTCCTGTTACATCATTACGTCTTTTATTTAATGCTACCATTTCTGTGTTAATATCATTTAAACGATCTAATTGAGCAGTCATATCTTTTTCATTACTAGGAGAAAGTTTAGCAAGTTTATTTCTTTCTTCTTGTAATACAGCTTTTTGTGTATCAACTTCACTAACTTCAGCATCCAATGGAGTTGCTGTTTGTTTAGGAGCGAAATCGAAAGTATCAGTAAATTTATCTAATAAACCTTTTTCTTTATTTGTAGGTTCTTCGTTGTCATATTTACTCCAAGCTTGTTCTCTATCTGATGTTTCTTGTGGAGTTTCTTTAATTTCATCAATATTTGCTCCTCTTCTTCTATGTTCAATTTCTTCTGGAGTCATATCAGTAGAATTAGATTCTAAAGAAGGACTTTTGGCTTGCATTACATTTTCTGCGCTTTGTATTCTTATTTTAGAGATTTTACCATTTGGTCCGGAACTTTGTTTATCTCTTTCAAAATATTTTTCAAAAACTCCAGTTGCACCAGATACAGTTTTTTGACTTTTTAATAAATTTCCAGCCTTTTGTTCTGAATTTTTTAATTCCCAATCAACAAATTGTAATTGTTGACCAAATGTTGCGTCATTAATGGAAACTTTCATAATTTCTTTAAATTTAGCTTGTCTTTCAGGAGAATGCCATTGCGCAATACCATATGACGTTCCACCATCTCCAGGTTTTGGTGCTGACTGTAATCCACTTTCTCCTATTAGATTGCCTATAATACCAGATGCTTGCGCTTCAGACCAACCTGCTTCCAGAAAGAATTTCTTAGCATATATTACTCGTTCGTCAAATTCTTTTGTGCTAAGTCCGCCTTGTTTACTTTCTGATGATAATTTACCTTTTATTGGAGTTAAAGTTTTAGGCATTTGTTTAAAATCGCTTGTAGCTTCACTTGCGTTAGCTTCTTTTCCAAAAAACATGGATGCAGTAACTCCGCCTGCAACAGCTATTGGGTATTTCCATTTTTTCGCAAAATCACCAGCTTTTCCTGCTGCTGACATTAAAGAATTAAGTATTCCACCACCTTCTTTTTTTGAACTAGATGAATTATCATTATCGTCATCTCTTCCCCCACCACCAGAACTAAGTATAGAAGCAGATCCTCCTTCATTTTGTCTAGCAGATAAATTGGAAGACATTAAATCTCTTGATGTATCTTGTTGACTTTGTGCTCGGACTAAAGCAGATACATTTCTTGCCATATCTTCCGTTATATTTCTAGTTGAAGATAAAACTTGATATATTTTATTCAATACTTCGAGAACTGTATTGCCAGCTAACCCACCTTCTGCAAAATGCCCTTCCCCAACAGTTCCTGAATCTCCTCCCGATGGCATAGAACTTAACATTGCCTCTGACGAATTTCTTGATGGAAATAAAGAACCAACTCCTCCAACTAAACCTTTAATACCTTTAAATGGATTACTACCAGTAGCAACACCTGCACCAACAAGACCAGCTCCAATTTTTTCTATTAAATTTGGACCTCTTTCTTTCCCTTCTCCGCCACTTCCAGTTTCTCCATCATTTGTACCTTCTTCTCCACCTTCTTTTTTCTCGCCATAAATTGCATCATTTAATATTTTTGTTGCGGGTTCTTGCAAATAATCAGGAACATTTTTATTAATTAAATCAGTTCCCATTTCACTGGCTTTTCCTTGTAGGTAATCTTTGTTTTTATAGCCTAGATAACCCAATCCTCCGCCTAATGCAGTTAACCCTAATCCTGTTCCTAGAATAGATTTTGCAGCAAATTTTGTTGCACCCCATGTACCAGATAATATTGAACCAAAAATACCTTTGCTACCTGAAGAACTTTCTGTTGTTTCTCTTGGCATTCTATTGTTAAATGGGTTTCTGCTTTGATCAGCTCGTAATTCTTCCGCTTCTTGTGCAGCTCTTCTTTCTTGATTTACTGTTTGTCCAGCTCGCTCAGTATTTGTTGTAGTACCCTTTCCTATTTTATTTTTCCAATATCCGCCATCTGCTTGTGCTTTTTGTATAGCTTCTTGTTCTCTTTTAATTTTTTGTGCTGCTGAAAATTCGCTTTCGAATGCCTTTCCCATTGTGGGTTCTATTCTTTCAGCTACTCGAGAACCTTTTGATAATGATCCAAATATTTTAGATCCTGCAGAAAAAATACCTTTTGTTAATGCTCCACCTACATATAATTCTGCAGCATTTGCAGCAAGACCTCCCCATGCCCCAGCTGAACTTTTTAGTGATTCTTTATAAACGTTTTGACCAGCAGTATAATCTCCATTTTCGTTCCCCAACATAGAAGCATCAACAAATTTCTGTGCATCTGCTGCATTAGAAATATATGATAATTGTTCTTTTTGGCTTGAAGTTAATGCATTAGATTTATTTTCTCTGGCTATAATAGCTTCACGATCTGCTCTATTTTGCATAACTTGAGTATAATCGTGTTTTACCTGATTGGTTGCCATTTCAGGCAACCCTCGTACTTTATCCAAAAACGATGAATTTGAATTATCTGCCATTAACTGTTCCTATTAGCTTCTTGTTGTTTACGTTTTTCTTCTTTTTCTTTTAGATACTGTATTAACAACCCAATATAAATTTCCCTTTCCCAAGGGATCATACCTTCCAACTCATTCAAGCTATATCCATGATGTTGCATCATGGAAAAGTTTGTCTTATAATATGTTGAAAGGTTAACATTACCAAGAATTAAATAAAAAAATCAAAAATATCCGTTACTGTAATAACATGATCAAACCCGCATTTGTTACATTTAATCTTTACGTTTTTAATAATTTTTGGTTCATTGTCAAAAAATTCTTCTATCTTTTTATATTTTTCTGGAGGCAATTGACCAATCCAGTCAACAATATTTTGTAATGGAACGTCATTTTGTCCATATGCAGAATTTTCATCATAAATATAATCAACATTTTTAGCTATAATTTCTAAAATATCTTGAGGAGTTGGTATTTTATCTCCTATTGTATCATGCGAAAAACGTTGGTACTTTAATTTTAATCCAACTTTATCTGTAACTTCTATTAAATCAGATACATCACCTTTTATTACTTCTAAGTCGGTTAATAAATTTAAATCGTAATTCATTATATTATTACATGTACCATCATCAACTGAATTCTCGCATCTAAACTTCATTTCAACAATTTCTGATTCAGATCTAGCTCTTAACATATAAAATAAATATTCAACATCAGTTAATGGTAGTTCACTAACATTTGTTGAATCTAAAACGCAGTTTGTTAATAATTGTAGTATCGCGTCAATTAACGCATTTTTTTCATCTGATTCTTTCGCCATTGCTAAAAGTTTTTGCTCTTTTACACAGTATGGTCTGTATCTTACTTGTAAACCAGATATAGGTAATTTCACTGTATGGATTGGTGCTTCGATTTTTGGTAATAAACTCATATTTTATAATCCTATTCTAAATAAATTTTGTTTAACCTCTAGATACTGAAAAATTGGATAAACCCATGCTAGGTGCTACTGATCCCAACATTGAGTAATTTCCGGATTTAATAGATCCTTGGATTGTTTCTGCTGCGCCTGTTAAATTTTTTGTTGTTTCTAATAATTGTCCTAATGGTCCTTTTGCATAAGGTTTCATACCAATAACATATTTAAAATCGTATTGATATTCAGTATATGCAAATACAACATTTAATGATTGTGCTTGATTTTGTAAAGACCAAGAAAGAGGTATTTGATTAATTGATAATGGAAATGCATCAAATAGCGTAACTTCTAATAATGGATCTCCTGATATTGCATAATGTGTAATTTTTATTGATGCTGCATATTCACTTTTATATTTTACATTATATGTTGTTTCTAGGTTAATTTGTTTTACTGTTTCATCCCTTCCAGTAATAAATGCTATCCAAGATTGAAAAAACTTTCTAACCATTTCATCACCAGAACCTCTTGTATAAAATGCTAATTGGATATCATTATATCCAGTCATAACAGAAAACTTTTCATTAACACCATAAATTTTTTGTGATACTGTTGCAGTAGATTCTCCTGGAAGTTCCGCTGAATGACAAAGATAACTTAAAGATTTTGGATCATTTCCTGATGATGGAGCCACTCCAGTAAAAGGGACGTTAAAAACTTCTACTTTAAAATATGAAGATCTTCCTACATCATATTTTCGCAAATCTGATAAACCTTCTAACATGTTATTAGTTGTTTTTGGTGCAGAACCATTCATTAGTTCTGATACACTATCCATTATTCCCATTTGTGTTCCCTTAAAGTGTCATATCTTGTGTAGCCATAGATTCTTTCCAAACTTGTTGTTTAGTTTTCTTAACAAAAGCTTCTATTGGAAGAGCAGCAGCATATGCCCAATCTTCTGGCGGGATTAATTTGATTTCTGACCTAATATTAGATTTTAAATATTGTTTAAAGCAAGGTTCAAAAAATGCAAACTCTTGAACTCCTTTTAAGTTATCATACTTAATATTTAACCTTTCTAATTTTCCATCTAAAAAAACCGATTTCTGCGTTAAATTACTTAACAATATCAATCTTGGTTCAGGCGGCAAATAATGTAAATTTAATCCTGTAAACCCACCACGATGAATACCTGTTAATAATATTAAAGGAAATGTATCATAATATGGTAAAGTCTTTCTTCCTTTTGGATCATAATGAAATAGATACATCTTTCCAACTTCAAATTTTTCAGTTTTATATGTTCCAGGTCGTAATAAATCAGCTTTTTCTTGTTCTTTTTCAGTTTTTTCTTTTGCTGTTGGATTCGTTAACGATTTAATTGCATTTTTAAACCAATTTATTGCCTCAAATGCACTTTTTAATAAAAATTTATGATGAAATTTAGAATCTAAAGGTTCAGCAGGTCCAGCCGGTTTATTTTTATCCATTTATAATCCTAGGTCTTTTTCAGTAAGAATTTTAAATTCCCACTTTCTGTCCATACAATATTCTCTTGCTGCTTTCCATTTAGCTTGATTTATTGCGTAAGTACACACTTCTGTTATATATTGTTTAGTAATTCGTTTTTTAATTTCAGGAGCATTTGCTTGATATTCTGGTTTTATTTCAAGCAAATATGTTTTTATTCTTCCATCAGCTCCTTTAACTTTAGCCCAAATATCCGGAAAATATCTATGTAATTTTTGGTCTACTGGGGATTTATATGGAATGACACATTCTTCCGATGCCCATTCCAACACTGATGGATTATCATCCATCCATTTAAAAACCCGCAATTCCCAGCTACTTCGATAAACAATATTGCTTGCGTTACCTTTATATTTGCTTGGGTTTTTAGGAGGGTAAATTCCTTGTTTATAGTTTCTAGCCATAATGAAATATTTATAAATTATTAATATAAATAGTATTTAGTTAATTCCATTAAAAAGAAATAAAATTATGGCAATAGATCCAAATTCACCGTTAAAAGATTTATATCAAAATAAAAATGATATGCCAGTCTTAATGTATCCCCATGATTTGGGTTCAGCAAGAAAAGGGCATTTTATAACATTTTCTGTGTTGATTCCAACAAAATCAACATATAAGATGCCGGCAACTGGTGTCTCGTCATCTGTAATTCCCCCTAGCGTTACTTCGCTAGTAAATGATGCGCAAACGTCATTTAATTCTGCTGCAACAACTGCAACGCAAGCAGCAGCTGATGCCAGTTCAACTTTAGGGTCTATTACTTCTACGATAGGTGAAGTTGCAAGTGTAGCCAATCAAGCTCTTACCACAGCATCACAAGTTGTTGGAACGGCAACGTCCATTGCTGGGGCAGTTTCTAGTGCTGCATCTTCTGTATCTGCTGTTGGTTCGGCGACTACTGCTTTCGGTGCTGTTACCGGATCGATTAGTGCAATTAATTCAGTAACTTCAGCTGCATCAACTATTTCTAATATTCCTGGAGTTTCTGGCTTTTTAAATGATCCAATGCAAGCTGCCTCAAATGCTTTTGATTCAATTAAAAACTTCTTAAACGACCCTCTTAAATCTATAAGTGGTGGAGCACCAACCGGAGATCAAGCTCCAACAGATACAACTGGACCAAAGTTTTCTCCTGCTACAATGAAACCATCTGGATATATTAATCTTTATATGCCTGATACGGTATCAATGGCTCAACATGCATCATACGGCGATATCGGTATGACTGAGGCATTAGGTGCATTAGGTGGGTTCATGGAAGGAATGGATGAAGCTGGGCAATTTAAAGATGCAACGAATTCAATTTATGATAATTTCGATAAAAATGATATAATGGGTTCTACGTTAAGAACTTATAATAAATTCAAAACCGGAGAAATTGGAGCACCACCTCTTGCAATCGAAGGACTAGGAGCAGGAGCTGGCGCAGCAGGAATTGTTGCAAATGGCGGAGCTGTATCTAGATTTTTATTAAAAAAAGCAGGTTATGCACTAAATCCACAATTTGAAGTTGTATTTACTCAAATGGATTTTAGAAAATTTCAATTTGATTTTACATTTACTCCAAAAAGTCCAGAAGAAGCACAAACAATTAGGGATATAATAAAATTGTTTAGAGTACATTCTTCCCCATCAAATCCAAATGTTGAATCTGGTAGATATTTTAATACTCCATCAGTATTTAAAATAGAATATATGCATTTAGAATCTCATAATGAAAATTTACATAATTTTGCTCCTTGTGTGTTAGAAACTGTTATTGTTGATTATGCTCCAGAAGTAGGTTGGGTTGCATTTAATGATGGTATGCCAGTTAAAACTCGTTTAACTTTGCAATTTAAAGAAACCGAAATTATAACCCAAGAAACAATTCTTTCAAAAGGATATTAATATATGGCATCATTCTTTTCGAAATATCCTAAATTTATTGTTAATAATAAATTAGTAACTGATTTAATTGCTAGATCAGTAATTAGAGATAAATATTCAGATAAATTATCAATTTTTTATCCATATACTCTACAAGAAGGTGATACTCCAGAGATTATTGCATCAAAATATTATGGAGACCCAGAAAGACATTGGATAGTAATGTTGGCTAATAATATTGTTAATCCTTTTTATGACTTTGCATTAGATTATCAAATATTTAACAAATATATTGAACAAAAATATAAAAATCAAGCGAATAGTTTAAATATTTGGGCTAATTCTAATTGGCGAGGCGATTGGAATGCCAACAACAATATTCTTTATTCAGATGTTGTTGTTTATAGTAATACTGCATATATTTGTAGACAAACACATACTCCAACAATATTTACCAAAGATTTAGCTAATAATTATTGGGAAAGAATTTATGAAGGTGTTTACTGGAAAGATTTATGGGAAAATGATACCGAATATAATAAAGATGATGTTGTTAAAAATCAATACACAATTTATATTTCGCTACAAAATCATACATCAAATACAGCTAACGGTATAACTTATTCTAACAGCGATTATTGGAAAACATATAATAATGCAATAGAATATGCTTCTATAACTCCATATGGATATAGAGCAATTATAACAACAACTGATCAAAATAGTGGAACTTCTACTGATCAAAAATTTTACATAGATGATAATTCTTATGTTGGTAGATATACTAATTTAGATACCAATCCATTGAATGATATTTACACGGAAGTAGAAAATTCAAGCGCATTTAATTATGCTAATGAAATAAAATATGGACAAGATATTGTTGTTTCTACAACAAAAGAAAGAATATCAATTTTTCAGTATGAACAAGAATTGAACGAAGATAAAAGAGAAATAAAATTAATTAGAAAAGAGTATGTTCCGCAATTAGAACAAGAATTTAAACTTTTGATGGAAACTTATTATGGCTGATGGTTTAGGTTATTCTCAGGATATAACAATAAATTCGTGCAGGATTGTTGGCGCAAGCGGAAATCCTATTGATATACGACATATTGTTGTTGAGATAAATTATTTCGAGGATATTTTTTCTAATTTTGTTAATGGGGCATTAGTTGTCAACGATTCTATTGGTTGTATACAAATGTTCGAGTTTCAAGGTCAAGAAGTATTATTTTTATCAATCGACAAACCTGGATTAGATAAACCTTTAGAAAAAGTTTGTAGAATTTATAAACACAGCGGAAGAACACAAACAAAAACTTCTAATGAAAATTATATTTTACACTTTTGTTCCGAAGAAGCAATGCTAAGTGAACAATATAAAATTTCAAAAGCATATGCTAATGTGAAGATTTTAGATATTGTAAAAGATATAGTTATAAATCAATTAAAAGTAGATAAAAAATATTTTAAAAATTATGATGAAACAACTGGTGTTAAAAATATAGTTATACCAAATCTTAAACCTTTACAGGCTATAAATTGGCTAACTACATTTACTCAAGCAGATCAAGATAAAAATGCTGGAGCATTTTATTTGTTTTATGAAGATAAAGCAGGGTTTAATTTTAAATCAGTTTTAAATTTATATAAACAACCTATTTTTAGAAAATATCAATATGAAGAAAAAAATTTAAAATCTAATAAAAATGATTTGGTTGTTGATTTAGAAAAAGAATTCGTTAATGTTATTGCATTTGAACATGTTAATTCTTTTGATTCTATCACAGCAGTAAAAACTGGTGCAATGGCAAATAAAACAATAACTATTGATCCATTACGATTAAAATTTGATGAAAAAAATTACGATTATAACAAATACATAAAAGATGTTCAATCTTTAGATAAACAAAATATACCAAATTCAGCAACAAATAGACTTGGTGACAAAATAAACGAAACTTTTGGTGCAATTAAATTTTGCGTTTCTACTTCTGGACAAAGCGAAAATAAATATATTAAAGACAAAGAAGTACATGTTAATGAATATAGACCAGAGGAAACTTCATCTATAAGGTCTGCTCAATTATCTCTTATGTGGTCAAATAGAATTAAAATATTAGTTCCAGGAGATGTTGAATTAACTATTGGTAAAATTGTAGAATTTAACAAACCAGAAATTAGTTATAATAACCCAAATAGTAAAGAAAAAGTTGCGGATCCGTTTTATTCAGGAAGATATCTTGTTACTGCGGTTAGACATACAATAACACAAGAGCATAAATTTACAACAGTATTAGAACTTTGTAAAGATTCATATCCAAATAAATTTAGCAATTTTGATAATTCCGATTCTGGTTGGAAAGGCGTAAGATAATGGGAAATAACAGTAGAGGAAACTTTATAGGGCACAGCGGTTTTGTTTGGTGGATTGGCGTTGTTGAGGACAGAATGGATCCTCTTAACTTAGGTCGCTGCAGAGTAAGAATCCAAGGATTACACTCAAAAGATAAAAATTCTATTCCAACAAATACATTGCCATGGGCTCAACCTCTTTTTTCTATTAATGGATCTACATCAACGCCTTCTACGTTAAAAGAAGGTGATTTTGTTATGGGGTTTTTTATGGATGGAAATGGTACACAATTTCCAATCATAATGGGTATGTTTCATGGAATTCCAGAAGATAACCCAGATAGAGAAATTGGGTTTAACGACCCGAGAACAGATGTGCAATTAAAAGCTGCTCCAAGAAAACCAGCACTTATGCAGTATAATGAAGATGGTTCAGGAATGGTTCTTAGTGAATATCCATCAGCTAATACTTATCCAAATAGAATAAATCAGCCAACTACAAGTAGATTGGCTAGAAATGAAGATATTGCAAATACAGTTATTGGTATAAAAAATAGAACTTTATATACAGAACAAGGTCCAGATGGAGCAAATGTTTGGTCAGAACCAGCTTCTCCATATAATACAAAATATCCATACAATCAAGTTATAAGCACCGAATCAGGGCATTATTTTGAGCTTGACGATACGCCTGGATACGAACGAGTACATCTATACCATAGATCTGGAACGTTCGTAGAGACCCATCCAAATGGCTCTCAGGTGGAGAAGATAGTTAAAGATAAATATACTATTATTATGAAAGACGATAAGGTTTCTATTTTGGGTAGCTGTTCTTTGACTGTTCAAGGAAGTTCTACAGTTTACATAGTTGGTGATAGTAATGTTACAGTTGATGGAGATTATAATATAACAGTCGGCGGTAATATGAATATTAATGTTGCTGGAACTTTAACCCAAAAAGGTAAAACTATCAATTTAAACTAATATGGATAAAATAAAAAATTTTAGCGGATATACTGACTTAGATTTAACATTTGCTCCTCATCCAGCCAAAAAAGATTTAATGATTTCAACTGGAGAATTGGCTGTTGTACGAGCATTAAAAAATCTATTATTAACAAATTATTACGAAAAACCATTTCAACCAGAATACGGTTCAAATATTCGTAAATTATTATTTGAACCAATGAGCCCAATAACTTCGTCTGCATTGGCTAAAGAAGTAGAATATGTCATAAAAAACTTTGATCATAGAGTTTCTCTTAAGTCAGTTAATGTGACAGCTTTATATGACGATAATGTATATCAAGTTACAATATATTTTTATATTGAAAATTTGGTTGAACCATTTACAGCAGACTTTATCTTGTCTAGATTAAGATAAAATAAATATTATTAAAAGGATTTAGGGGATAATAATGGCTAATGCCAATTCATCAATTAATATTGCAGAATTAGATTTTGATGCAATTAAAAATAATTTTAAAAATTACTTAAGAGGTCAAGATAAATTTTCAGATTTTGACTTTGAAAGTTCAGTTATTTCTACTGTATTAGATTTATTATCTTATAATACTCATTATAATGCATATTATCTAAACATGGTTGCAAATGAAGCATTTTTAGATACAGCAGTAAAAAGAAGCTCAGTAGTTTCTCATGCAAAACTTTTAAATTATGTACCATCATCTAAAAGAGCATCAAAAGCTATTTTGGATATAAAATTTAATGGTACAACTGCACCAAATTTAACAATTCCGAAATATACAAAATTCTATTCTCAAGCAATAGACAACGTAAATTACCCTTTTGTTACACTGGAATCAGTAACAGTAACAGCAACGGGTAATTATGCGCAATTTTACAGTATTCCTTTATATCAAGGACAACCAGTAAAATACACATATCAAGTTAATACAATGCAAAATCCATCTGGAATTTATTCTATTCCAGATGATAGTGTAGATACAACGACGTTGCAAGTATTGGTTTATGATAGTACACAATCTACAGTTTTTACTAAATTTGAGCTTGCTTCTAATCACCTGTTACTAAACGAACAATCTCCCGTATATTTTATACAAGAAGGCTTAGATGGCAATTTTGAAATATATTTTGGTGATGGAATTTTAGGTAAAGCACTAAAAACTGGAAATGTTATTACAGTTGAATATCTTGTTACTAATGGAATGGATCCTAATGGCGCATATAAATTCACGCTAATGGATAAAATAGGTAATTATAATGGCGTTGTTATTAACAATGTTATTCCTGCTTTTGGTGGGCAAGAAAAAGAATCTATCCAGTCAATAAAATTTTCAGCTCCAAAGGCATATTCTTCTCAAAATAGAGCAGTAACTAAATCCGATTATTTAGAGTTATTAAAAAGAGATAATTCTATAATTCCAATTCAGGCTGTTAATGTTTGGGGTGGAGAAGATGTAGATCCTCCTCAATATGGAAAAATGTTTATTTGCGTCAAACCCAATGGTGGATATACACTAACGGCATCACAAAAATATAGATTAATAAACGAATATATTAAACCATTTAGTATGATTACGATTAATCCAGAAATTGTTGATGTAGATTATACGTTTATAAAAATAACTAATAATATACTTTTCGATAAAAATAAATCTATCTTTGATTCTGCTCAATTATCGAGTTTGATAAAGTTAGGAGTTTTGGATTTTTGTAATAGAACATTAAATACATTCGACTCTGTATTTGTTTTACCAGATTTAATAACAACGGTGAAATCTATTGATGCGTCAATAATAAGTTCGGAATCTAACATACAAATACAAAAGAAGTTTACTCCAATATTTAGAACTACTAATTCAAATACATTTAATTTTGAAACTACAATACAAAAAGGTTCTCTGGATAGCGATTACTTTGATTACGTTGATGAGTCTGGAATTATACACACATCATTAAAAATAGAAGAATCCCCAGTTGTATCTAATGTTATAGATTCAATACAAGTAATAAGTGGTGGTATGGGATATGTTTCTACTCCATTAGTTTCAATTTATGGAGATGGAACTGGAGCATTAGCTACAGCAGAAGTTACTAATGGCGTAATTAAAAAAATTACTGTAGTTTCTCCTGGAAATAATTATACACAAGCAATTGCTGTTATTATTGGTGATGGATCTGGAGCAATTGCTATTCCAGTTTTAACCGGAAATAAAGTTACATTACGAAGCTATTATTACGCAAATAATGTAAAAACTGTTGTGCAAGAAAATATTGGTGAAATAAATTATTCTGCTGGAACAGTGTATCTTACTAATTTTATTCCATACAATATAAATAATGTATTAGGGCAATTCTCTATAACTGTATCTCCTAAATCCACTATATTTTCATCAACAAAAGATAAAATAATAACATTGGATATAATGGATGATTCGTCGATAATAACTAATATACAGACGAAAGCGTAATGTCAATTAGATATTCTACAATTTTTGAACACAAACTTCCTGCTTTTATCAGGGACGACCCATCATACACAAGATTTATTCAATTTTTTGATGCATACTATGAGTGGTTTGACGACACTTATGATATTTATGGTTTAGGGGATAAATTAGATATAGATTCTGGATTTAATGAATTTTATGCATATTATGCGCAAGATTTTTTACCAAATTTTCCAGATATTGATACTATTGCCACTGATAAAGTAAAATTAATAAAAATAGCAAAAGAATTATATAAATCCAAAGGTATTCCAGACTCATTTAAATTTTTATTCAAAGCATTATACAATTCTAATGTAGAAATACAAGAAACTAGTAAATTTATTTTAAGGGCAAGTGACGGTAAATGGATTGCACCGAAATCAATTAAAATAAAATCTACTGATCAAGTTTTTCTTAATATTGATAACTTTAAAGTATTAGGCGAAATTTCCAAATCTGTTGGTACAATAGAAAAAAGTGTTGTTCATGGAAAATATATTCAGATTTACTTATCTAATATAAGAAGATTATTCTCATCTGGTGAACCAATTAGAATTTTAGATTATGATGATAAAGACGTATATTTTATAAATGGTAAATATGCACCATACGAAAAAACTCCACCAATTGGAGGCATACTTTTAACTTCAAAAATTATAGGATCTTTATCTAGTATTGATATAAATCCGTCTAGAAGAGGAGCATATTATCGCACTGGAGATCCAGTTGTAATTACTGGCGGATTATCAAAATATATTACAGATCCAATTGGCGCAACTGCATATGTTTCTGAAGTAACAACAGGCAGAATAACAAATATATTAATTAATAATGGTGGATATGGATTTACTGTATCTCCAAATTCTATAATTGATGTTGTTAAATCTGATGGAGAAGTTGATCCAAATGCTAGCTGTATTGTTTCCTTTGTAGATGAAACAAAACCGGCAAATGTTGCTTATATTTCAAACGATTGTATTGAAGAAAATTTATTTACTGAATTAGATAGTGTTAATTATAATTTTTCTTTTCCTGCAGATATAGATACAAAATTAGAAGATTGCTTTTCATTTTTAACATACCCAACATATCCAATCGTTGGCGTAACTGTAGTTAATGGCGGTGGTGGCTATGATGCTATACCATCTATACAATTTCATTCAACTTTCAAAGCAAATACAGTAAATCAATATACAGAATTCTTAGAAGATTTAGGTATGTTAGCTCCAATACAAATAAATGATGGAGGACAAAATTATACTTTAGATGATACTATAACTGTTTCTGGTGGAGGAGGGTTTTATGCATTTGCTCAAATACATAGCGTTGACGAAGATGGAGCAATATCAAAAGTAGAGTATTATTATAACCCTAATATTCCATATGGTATCGGTGGCATGGGATATTCAAATGATAACCTACCTACAATAATCGTAAATTCTTTAACCGGATCTGGTGCAAATTTATCTGTTCCTGGTATTTTAAGTAGTGGCGTAAAATATTCCATGGAAACCGATAAAATTGGAGCAATAACTAAAATTACATTAAGCGAAAATGGAGAAGATTATATCTCTGCTCCAAACGTTTCCCTTAGAATGCAAGATATTGTTATTACTGGGCTAAATATTGATACAATAGAAAACTCAACCTCTCTTTTATATCAAGGAACTTTACAAAATCAAACATTTTATGGCAATATCAGTTCAATAACTCCTATTTCATATAACGCAATAACAGACGTAGAACTATTTTCTATTAGAGTTTATGATTACAAAGGCGTTATTGATCCAGTTTCGTCTATTAATGTTTACAGCACAATCACTGAAACATCAACTCATGAGCTGAGTTTAGATTCGACATATTCAACAGATCCATATACTAATGGTATAAAAATGTATGGGGATGGAACTGCGTTGGCATCAGCTAAATTTTTAAATGGATTGATAGAAGATGCAGGAAGATATTTAAATACAGATGGACAACCATCTGCTCATTCCGTTCTACAGAGTGATATATACAATTTATCTACATACATATTGTCAACAGAAAAAGATTATAGTGCGTATAAAGATGTAGTTAAAAACTTATTACATCCTATTGGCACACAAATTATAACTAGAAATTTAATAAAATCAAATACTGAATTAAAATCAACGCCAAATACTGTGTTAAATGATGGTATTAATAGAAGTAATGTTATGGCTGTGTTAAAATTAACAGATCCAACTAATTATAATTTCTCAAATACATTATCAATGCGATTTGAAAGTTTAGATGTTGAAATAACTAATTTATTTGCTGTAAATGATAGAATAGCAATTTCTGAAAGTAATTTTTATGTGTATTCAACCATTTCTAACATTAATGAAACCAGTAATGAAATAACATTATCAGATTATATTCAATACAAATTTCCTAATGTGTACAATGGATATACTAGTTCAAACTCTATTGCTGTATTACTTAACAATTACAAAAGTAGTAGATATGATATTTTATCTTTAGTTGGTATTGGGGATATAATAGATATGGGAACAAATATTGATAGTATAGTTACTGGAATTGATACAGATAACAATATACTGTATTTTGCCAACGATTTAAATCAGAGCGGTTCTAGAGCAGTTACAGCAAATATTTCTGTAACTAAAGAATTGGTTTCTAATAACATTACAATTTTTAAAACGGTGTAAATATGATTAATGGTTTAGTCCCGCATTCTGGGTACTCTGAAGAACTTTTAAAATACTACTATTCTCCAAACTTAGTATTAAAAAATAGTGGAGACGAGTTCTTAAATTTATATTGCTTTATTGCAAAAATTGACCCATGGGATGATGAAAATAATCCCCCTGTTCCTGTGGACTCAGATTATTATTTAAAATCTATTACTAGAAATTTGGTGGCTCTAAAAAGAATAAACACTAACGATATTTGTCCAGTTATAAAAAGAATAGATTGGACATATGGGGTAATTTATAACCAATATGCATCAAACGTAGCAGGAAATACCAATTATTATGTTAGAAATTCTTACGATCAAATATTTAAATGTTTATCTAATGGAACAACAGAAACATCAACAGCCGGATCGCAATCAATTAGACAACCAATAATTGATTTTACCACGAATTTTGTTAGTGATGTAATTGATACTGATGATGGATACAAATGGAAATATTTATATACTATAGATCCTGGAGTCAAAGTAAAGTTTTTTGATGATAATTGGATGCCAATATCTATTACAACGCATAGAGAATCAATTTCAACAAGTAAGGTTGGATTTGGCGAAGTTTCAGTAATTAACATATATAATGGCGGTGATGATTATACTGATGATATTGGAAAAAATACAACAACTACAATAAAAATTACTGGAGATGGCACAGGAGCTGCAGCAGCAGCCATTATTGACAATAATACAGCAATAAAAATTGTAATGGCAAATACTGGTTCTGGATATACTTATGCAACAGCAGAACTTATACCATCTTCCGGTTATGCTGGTAGTGGAGCAATATTAATTCCGGAAGTTTCTCCAATAGGCGGTCACGGTCACAACCTTATAGCTGAATTAGGTTGCAAAGCTGTTATGGTTACTGCTGAATTTAACGGGTCAGAAACTGGTGTATTACCAACAGATATTGATTATAGACAAATTGGTTTGATTGCTAATCCTGAAATAGAACTTAATGGAAAAGCTATTTTCGCAAATTCTTCTATTTACAAAGCAACTCATGATGTAACAGTTTCTAATGGGTCTGGCATTTATGAACAAGACGAAATAGTATTCCAAGGAACTAGAGATAATCCGTCATATTCAGGTAAAGTTTTAAATTTTGATAGAGCAAATAATTTATTGTACCTTATAAATACTCAAGGAACTATAAAGTTATTTGATGGAATATATGGTACACAAGCATCAAGAATTGCACTACAAGAAGTTATAGAACAAATTATACCATATTCCGGAAATATACTTTATATCGAAAACAGAACAAAAGCACAAAGAAATCCTTCTGGGCTAGAACAATTTAGATTAACACTTAATTATTAGGTTTAAAAAAAGATGCTAAATTTTAATGTACATCCATACTATGATGATTTTAACGAAGATAAGAATTTTCACAGAATTTTATTTAAGCCTGGAGTAGCTGTCCAAGCAAGAGAGCTAACTCAAGCACAAACTATTCTTCAAGATCAAATAGGAAAATTAGGAAAATTTGTTTTATCAGATGGTTCTAATGTCACAGGCGGAAAATATTCTATTGATACTAATGTCAGATCTTTAAATATCGCTAATGTAGGTACAATTGCAGATGATATTTTAAATTTTGATGGTATGGTAGTTGTTGGAGAGAATTCTCTTAGCGTGAGTTTAATTGTTTCTGTTGATATTTTAAACTTTTATCTTGTTGTAAAACCAATAACTAATGCAGTAAGCAAATATCAATCAGGGGAAACTCTATTAATATTTTCAACAAAAGAATTGGCGTATGATTATTTAACTAATAATTTAATCCAACCAGATTATACTGCAACATTATTTACAGAGCCTACTCCATTTTCTGTTTCATTAAGCGGAACTAGATATTCAACAATATTAACTGGAGTTCCGGTTAGTGTTAAAGTTGGCGATACTTTATCTGCAAATTATAATACAGCAACTCAAACTGATTATATCGTAACAGAAAAACTTGCGGATACCAATGGCTCTGTTATTGTTAATAGACAACTAACAGAAGATTATGTAAGTAAAACATTTACAGTATTACAATATGCATCAAAAACAGTACAAGAAGTTAGCTTTTCTGAGGGTGTTTATTTTACAAACAACACGTTTGTAAAAGCATTGCCACAAAGTATAGTTCCGAATTCAGCAACACAATACCCAAGTTGTGTAGTTGGATATGAAGTTGTCGAAACAATTTTAGATTATGTTGATGATCCATCATTATTAGATCCAGCACAAGGTTCATACAACTATACAGCTCCTGGATCAGATAGATATAAAATTTATTTAAACTTAGTATCTAAACCATTAGTTTATGGGACAATAGAACAATCATCGTTAACTACAGCTAAATTTATTGAACTATTAAGATTAAAAAATGGCGTTATTGTTTCAGATAATACTAGTCCAGTTTTAGGCGGATTGCAAGAAATACTTGCAAAACAAATGTATGATCACGCAGGTAATTTTATTATTTCTCCATTCACAATTTCATTTAATAATTCTGATTTTAGAAATAATGAAACTATGTTAAATTGTAGCGTTGCTGCAGGAAGAGCATACGTTTATGGATATCCATACAATGCAACATTCCCTACAAATTTAACAAATATTACTAAAGCAAGAGAAACTGCGTCAGAATCAAATGTTATCACTAATACAAATTATGGTAATTTCATAAAAGTAAAAAGTCTATCTGGTGGATTACCGTATCCAAAATTAGGAACAAAGGTAGAATTTTTTGCAAATACAAAAACTCAGATATCTGATGCAGGTAAATTAGGATTTGGTTACATAAGAAATATGGATTTTATTGATACAGATAACTACGGGTTATATTTGTACGATTCAAGCATTTCACAAAAAGAAATGTTAAAAATTAAATCTGTAAAAGCTGTTGGTGGTTTCCTAGCGAATACAATACTATCAACAACAGGAACAACTGAAGTTCAAGATACAAATTCAAATAAATTATTATTTAAATTAAAATATTCAAATCCAGCATCATTATCAAATGTATTGGTAACTTTAGATTCATTTGTTCAAGATTTACAAGTTACAACAAATAAAGCATATATTATAACAGATAGCCCAACTATTAATTTTGCTACTGGAACATCAACAGATTTATCTTTAGAATTAAAAAATCAAAATTATATTGTTGTTGCAAAAACTGCCGTTGATGGATATACAGTTGGTCAATATATTGATTTATCTCATGTTAAAATTAAAATTGAAGATATTACAACTGGATATAAAACAACTATTGAATTTTTAACTGGATATGAATATTCGGGTAAAATTGATGTAAAATATAGTTTATCGTATACAAACGCAACTAAAAAACAAAAAACATTAGTACAAAATAAAGTTGCACAAGTTACAGCAAAAACTGTTCCAACAAATATCGGTTATGCTGATGTTGTTAAATTTAAAGGTATATTTGCAGCTTCAACTCCGGTAACAAGCTTTTCTAGTTCTGCATGGAATTCTTCAACATCATATACGAAAGGAACTGTTGTACCATTTAGCGAAAAATTATATATAGCTGTTAGCGATAATACAGGTCAAGATCCATCAAGAGGATCGTCATATTGGAATCAATTGAATGATGTGACAAAACAATATAAAACTGATAATGGTCAACGCGAATATATGTATGATCATGCAACTATTACAGCACAAACTTCAAATTTTGCAAAAACTGTTTTTGTATTGTTTGATTATTTTACACATTCAGAAAATGGTCAATATATTGCTTTTGATTCATATTCAATGGATTATAAAGATATTCCTGTCGTAAAAATCAATAATATTTCATATGAATTAAAAAATTATATTGATTTTAGACCAAGAAAAAAAGATATTACTAATAATGTTATTACTGGAGAATTTAATTCATATAATATTCCATCTTCTATAACTAATTCTTCATTGAAATATAATATGACTTATTATATGGGAAGAATTGATAAATTAATTTTATCTCATGATAGAAAATTACAGTGGTTGACTGGCAAATCTTCGTATAGAAATTATATTCCGCCACGAGATTTACCTGACGCAATGACTATTGCGACAATTCAATTTGATCCATTTACACCAGATCTAAAATCTATAAAAATAAACTACGAAAAACACCGTAGATATACTATGGATGATATTGGTGGATTAGAAGAACGCATTCAAAATGTTGAATATTATACTGCATTAACTATTGGCGAGAAATCTGCACTAAGCACTAATATCATTGATCAGTATGGAACAAGATTAAAAAATGGATTTATTGTTGATTCGTTTACTAATTTTACTATTTGCGATATCCAGAATCGTAATAATACATTTTCTATTGATTTAGATAAAAACGAAGCTACAGCTTCGTTTAAAGATAAAACATTCAATTTAACTACATCTGTATCTTCTTCTGGATTATTAGATCTTAGAAGAAATAAATTAGTTGGGTTTACATACGAACAAGTTCCATTAGTAACACAAACAGCTGCAACTTCGTATATAAAAATAAATCAATTTAATGCAATATCTTATCTTGGTTCTATGGAATTAGACCCTCAAAAAGATATATACACTGATGTTGTTTCAACCGTAAACAAAATTGATGAAAATACTACAGCATTTATGAATGCTTCTGAAATTCCAGGAATATTATTAGATTCTACTGGATTGTTACGTCAAGAAACAAGTAAAATTTATTCAGTTACGGATAATTCTCAACCGGCAACTAAAGTAAATATTAATAACGATACATATACAATAACAGCATCAACAAAAAAACTTAGAGAAGATACTGCTGAAGTTGCATTAACTACAAACATACACCCAACAACTAGATCTATTCATATAAATTTTTTAGCAAGTGGGTTGGCTCCATTAACTAAAATGTTTGTATATGTTAATGGACAAATGGTAAATGCGTATGTTACCCCACATGAAAATCCAAAAGGCGCAATCACTACTCTCAATATATTAGATAAAGGTGCTGGATATGGAGCATGTACTTCTCCAACATTAGTAATATCAAATGATACTTCTAACAACCCAGCTACATTTAAATTAACAACAGATAGCGGTTCTATTAAAACTGCATCCATAGTTAATTTTGGCTCTGATTATTCAACTATGAATACTATTATTTCAAGTGTTTCTAGTTCAGTTGTACCTACAGCAAATGCAGATGTTCAAGTATCTACTGTTCCAGTACAAGGTTCGTATTTATATTCAAATAGATCTGGTATTTGCGGAGGAACCTTAGATTTACCCAATGGTTTGATATCATTTCAAAAGGGTGAATTAGTAATAGCAATAAGCGACACTCCTCATGGCGATTTACAAAATTCATTGGCATATGCTCATGCAACTTTTTATTCATCGACAAAATATGTGGAAAAAACTATATTTTCAATAAGAGAACCAGTAATATCAAAAGCTGTAGGAACAATTCAACCACCATTACCATCAAGTGGAAAACGTATTTGCGTTCCAGCAAGCTTGCAATATCTAATATATCATTATGGAAAAACATATGCATCTGACGTGCAAAATGGAACCCTTAAAATTCCTGTATATTTAAGCGCTCTTCCAACAAGTGATGTTACAGTAAGATTTTTACCGAATGCTTCTGAAGATAAATCACAAGCATCTGCAATAACATCATATTCACCAACAACATTAACTTTTACTGGGTCAAATTGGAATGCGCCACAAGAAGTTTCAATTGCATATAATCTGGGAACAAGAAAAGAATATACCGATAGAAATAATGTAAAACAATACTTAGATAATAACTTACCTTCGTATGTTGAATTTTATTCAGAATCGGCTGATCCAGCATACAATCATCCAGATACCGCATTACCGTTTAGATCTTGGTTATTACCAAGTCCCGTAATTGGTGTCAGCTCAGTGCATTTATCTCCATATAAAGTGTATGACCCTAAAGCTGGACCTTCTGCTGCAACTAGTCCTTTTGTTGATATTACAACTATAGATCAAGCATTTCCTGTTGTTGGCGGAGAAGGATTTATAACAGTAACATATGGCGGAGGAAATGATATTGGTTGGTGGAGTCAAACTGCTAATAATCCATATCCATTAACATTTAGTTTTACTACAGATAGTAGTCCTGCAAAAGTAGAAGCAATTAGATCAGAATATACAGATGTTGATTCTAATGTTGTAAAATCTGGTCCAATATTAATTGTAAATAAACCTGATCATCAAGTTTTATCTTTTAAATTTTATGTTAGAGGATTAGTAGAAGGAACGACAAATATAACTGTATCTACAATATCAGCATACGCTCCATGGAATGGTTTATCAAAAACTGTTTCTGTAACTGTAGGCGCAGCATTAACAACTGCAACCCCTGATATAGTTGTGCATAATAATGTTATTGCTTCTACCAAAGAAGGATTACAAGTTAGTGCTCCTAGAGTAACAAATTCAAAAGGTGGAACTAATATTATTGGCGTAACTCTAAGCACGCAACCGGCATCTGCTGTATCTATTAAAGCAAATTCATCTATTATCCTTAATGGAGGAAATATCTATAACGTATCCAATAATGGAGTTGAGTTAGTTAGCGGAAATACAATTTCGTTCTCTACTTCTGATTGGAACCAGATGAAATCAATTGTTGTTACTGGAACAAACGACCCAACAAATTTTGATAAACAAAATACTATACCATACAACGTTTATTTAAAAGCTACATCTTCTGATGGAAACTATAATAATAAAACTAAATCGGTAGAATTAACAAATATAGATTATATCGATATTGCGGGTGAAGTAAAAGTATCTTATGTTAGCAAAAATAACGCAAAATTAATAACTTCTAAAGAAACTAAAGTAGTTACTTTACAATTTATATTAAGTAGAAAATTAAATTTTGGACAAGTAGTTAAAGTATTTGTCACATCAGGAAATACTACAGAAGGAGGAAATGTTTTATTTGGTGGAAGTGTTGCCACATCAGTAACGCTAACATTTACATATGGAACTGAATTTATTCCTCAATTTGTACAAGTACAAGGGATAGATATTGAAGGTTCAACTGAAGGAGATATTAATTACAAAATAAATTACGAATCTCAAGAATGGAATACTGTTACTAATGCTAAATTAGTTCCTTCTGAATGGAATGGAACAGGTTCAATTGATGCAACAAATCATAAATATGGTACTCCAACTACTATTAAAGAAGTATATAATGATTTTTCAACAAGAACAGTAACTGCTGCTCCATTAATCGGACCAGGAAAAATAAGAGAAGTTTCAAGATGGGCTCCTGATTTTACAGTATCAAGTGCAACAATAAAAGTAGTTAAAACAGGAAAAGCTGAAAACCCAAAAGCACAAATTATATCAGTAGATTCAGGTAGCTCAACAAGTCCTGGATCTATTAAACTACAAGTATCTGCAAATTTAACATCAGCTTCATATGGTTCCGACACTAAAAGATATAAACAAGGAAATACAACAGTTAGAGTCGAATTAACTAGAGGATCAAATGCTGATTGCTTTTTCTCTAAACATACAGATATAACATATGAAACTAAACCAAAAGATGACCCAAATCACGGGGAAACGTATTATGGCACGATTCAATCTATAACAAAAGATAAAGCAATTTTCGATATTTATTTGCACGGAGGGGCAGGTTCGTCAACAAAAAAAGTTCCTGTTATGTCTACTTATAACATAAAAGGGGTTTATTTAGATCCTACTCCAGGATTTAAAATTACTGATACTATTGAACAATATACAGAAGTTAGAACGTTTAGAACTGATAATTATGTCCAACAAGGCGAAGTATTAAAAACTACGGAAATTTTAGACCAGAGTTTTGAGTATATTCCATCAAAAACGACTACTGATGATTTCCACAGAAAAGCTGTATATGATGCAGTACATATGGTTGTTAATGGAAAGTCCTATCCCGTTAGCCCATATCCAGATGATATAGAAAGTACATATACAAGTTATTCTCCAACGCAAGCTGATGTGACGAGAAAACAAGAATTACGAGATTACTATACTAAACAAATAACAACAATAACTGAGTTTAAAAGCAAAATAGATACAAAAAATAGCAAAACTTCTCCAGATCCGTTATTAGCTGCTGCGAGTGCGTATCAACAAGATTTGATAAATTCGTTTCAAGCAAAAATAAATAGTATAGTATAATACAAGGAATAAAAAGGTTTTCTTATGACAAAAGATGAAATTAGAAGTAAAGTTCAATTAAAATTTACAAATTCAGAATATATAAAACGAAGAACGTTACCAGATGGTGCACCATCTGGTACGCCTAAATTTAGACCAGAAGAAGTTGAATATTGGACAACATTAATTAGTAATTCAAATTGGGATATGAGCACAGGTTCTACGTTATTTGATACTGAATTTGACAAAACCTATAGCATAGATCATTCAAAATCTGCTCTAACAATACCGCAAAACAATTATATTGGACAGACATTTTATATACCGAAAAAGGGTAATGAATATGGTATCTATATATCTTCTATTGCAGTGTTCACCGCTATTGAAGACGAATCGGCAACGCTTACTCTTGATATTAGACCATTAGTTAATGGTATTCCATCAGATGCGCTCCCATTAGGGTCAACAACTGTACAACCATTACCCAATATATTAGTTACTGCTGCAGAAAGAAAAATTTGGGATCCAGCACCATTAACCAATCCTTCAGACCAATTGTCAAAAAGAGAGTTTGAATTTGAATATCCAGTATATTTGTCATCTGGAGGACCTGGTGCTGAAGGCGCGTATTATTGTTTTACATTAACAACAAATTCTAAAAATTATGAAGTTTATATTAGCGAAAGCGGAAAACCTACTCTTGTATCAGGAAATATACTTTCTAATCCGTATTTGGGGGACTTTATTTATTCTAGTCAAGGAGAATCTTGGGTTATTGACCCAACAAAAGATTTATGCTTTGAAATAAATAGAGCAGAATTTGCAGTTGGAACAGAATCAATAACATTTAATATACCAAAACAAGATGTTGATTTTCCATATGACGAATTAAATTTAAACGTCACAACATCACAAATCAATGAAATTGCATATATTAGTAATTCAACAGCCAGCGTTAATAAATTTAACACTGATGTTATGACAACAATTCAAACTCCAATTAATTCTAGAGTAATATCCCCATACACATCATCATTAAACATTACTGACGGATTAACGTTTACGGTTGAGCTAACAAATACTAATTCAAAAGTAACTCCTACAATCGATACGCGTGCTGGTGTTACATTAACTAGAAATTATATTGATCCATATTCTACTGAAATATCTGATGCAGAATTGTTGCCTCCATCAAAAAATGGTATAGAAGCTTTTGCCAAATATATGACCAGACCTGTTGTATTAAATGAAGGATTTGATGCTGATGGTATTACAGTTTACGTTGATGTTAATAAACCAATTGGAACTGAAATTGAAATTTTCTATAGAATTTTAAACAGATATGATGCAAGCGTTGCATTTTCGGATTCTCGTTGGTATAGAATGACGAAAAAAACAACTGAAACTCCTGCACTTTTATCTGATGAATATGCGCAAGAAACATACGAAGATTTAAATATTGTATATTATTCGGGTGGAGCTGAATATAATACATTTAATCAACTTGCAATCAAAGTAGTATTCTATTCAGATAATTCAACAGTAATTCCTACTATTAAAAATCTAAGAGCTATCGCTACAGTATAATGGAAAAGTTAAAAATTGAAAATGTAGAAGGCTGGGTTAAAGATCCAGCCTCTAAAGCTATATTAAATACAGATTTATCTTCTTTAGAACAGTATAAAATAAATAGAAGAAAAAATATGCTAATAAATAATATGGAAGAAGATCTAACTAATGTCAAAACTGAATTGGAAGAATTAAAAACAGACATTAAAGATATTAAAAATATTTTACTACAATTTATAAAACCTAATTTATAAATATAGGTAAAAAAATTATTTAAAGGGAATTACAAGTGGCCATATCTCAGATTACATATTCTAATACATTTTCTCATTGGTTAGTTTCCACTAATCAACTAGTAACAGAAGTCAATACTTTAAAATATGGAGACTACGAAAAAGTTAGTGGAACACTATCTATTAATTCTCCTAATATTGGACTATATGTTGCTAATTCAGCATTATTTGCTGGTAACGTTACAATTAATGGCGCGGCAAATAGAACAGTAGAAATTTCTCTACCAGTTAATATTTACAACACCGTTAACATTAGTTCTGCCGTGAGTATTAATGCTAACGGTGCAATAAAATCTAATACAACAATTTCTTCTGTTAATACATTTTCAAGATATACTACAGTAAATAATCAACTTACTGTTGCAAATTCTACAATACTAACTGGAAATGTTAGTATTACAGGTAACACAATTTCAACAGGAAATTCTTCATTTATTGGAAATGTAGCAGTTTTCGGATTAACAAATATTACAGGTAATACAAATATCGCTGGTAATATACGTTTATCTGGAAATACAATTTCAACAGGTAATACAAATATATCTGGTAATACTTTAGTCACAGGAAATACTAAAGTAATAGGAAATACTATCATTATTGGTGATACTATAGTAACAGGTAATTCTCAAGTATCTGGTAATACAATAGTAACAGGTAATACAAATATTGCTGGTAATACCAATGTATCAGGAAATACCATTATTGTAGGGAATACAATAGTAAACGGAAATACTGGAATAAATGGAATTATTGCAATTTCAGGAGATACTGCAGTATCGGGAAATAATAGATTATCTGGAAATACAATTTCAACAGGAAATACAAATATTTCAGGAAATACAAATATTGCTGGTAATACTTTAGTATCAGGAAACACTATAATAATCGGAAGTACAGATATTTCTGGCTCCACTGACGTATCCGGAAATACAACCATATCTGGTAATACTGCAGTATCGGGAATAACTTTTGTATCAGGCAACACTTTTGTTACCGGCAACACTTTTGTAGCAGGAAATACAAATATATCAGGAATAGCGTTTGTATCTGGTAACACTTTTGTTACTGGTAATACAAATATATCGGGAAATACTGTAGTATCAGGAATAGCGTTTGTATCTGGTAATACTTTTGTTACTGGCAACACTGTTGTTACTGGAAATACCTCTTTTTCCGGTAATACAAATATATCTGGGAATAATAACATTTCTGGCACAACAGTTGCAACAGGAAATACCTTTATTTCTGGTAACACCCAATTATCCGGAAATACAATTTCAACAGGTAATACAAATATATCTGGGAATAATAACATTTCTGGCACAACAGTTGCAACAGGTAATACCTCTTTTTCTGGTAATACACAATTATCTGGTAATACGTTTATTTCTGGATATAATAGATTATCTGGTAATACAGTTGCAACAGGAAATACAAATATTTCTGGCAATACTGCTGTAACAGGAAATACACAATTATCTGGTAATACAATAGTAACTGGAGTTACAAATTTATCTGGAACATTTGTCTTATCTGGTAACACAAATGTTTCTGGAAATGTTGTATTTTATAATACAATATATTCAAATCCAAGCGAAAAGGTTTCTATTAGCGCTAATGGATCTATTGTAAGTAATACAGTAATTTCTTCTTCGAATATATTTACAAGTTCTTTTCAAGCAAATTCTAACGTATTCATCAATACAACTAATGCATTAATTAAAAATTTAGATAACTCATATTATCCAATAATATCAACTAAAGATTTAAATGATGTAAATACTGCAATAAGAAGCGATCTTGCTAATACAAATGTGTCTCTTAATGCATTTTCAGGATTTGCAAATTCTACGTTCATATCGTATTCAAATAACAAAGAATCTTTAATTACTATTCCACAAGTAAGCGCTAATACATTAACAGTAAAAACTTTACAGGTTCTTGGCGGTATTACCAATTTCGGTTCTACAACATCAGACTCAAATGAATATTTGTTTCAAGCAAATACTGGTTCTACTGTATCTCCAGATACTAATATTATTGTAAATAGATCAGCAAATACTTTATATACTGGAGCTAATGCTGTACTTAGATGGTATAATGCAGGAAAAGAATGGCAAGTAAGAGATGTTGATAGCCCAACAACATTTTATAAAATTACCACAAAAAATGAATTAGATGGCGCGAATACATTTTTAAGTAATCTGATTAATAATAAATTTACTAACCCAGTAACTTTTAGTAATTCAGCTTCTTTTGCCGGAGACGTTACGGTTGGCGGAAATTTAACAATTAATGGTACAACGACTACAATAAATACCAATATTTTATCTGTTGATGATAAAAATATAACGTTGGCTGATGTTGCTAGCAAAAATATTACGCTTACTGTTTTATCTACTTCTAATGGAGTTATGACAACAACCAGTACTTCTGGGTTAATACCTGGAATGACTATTGGAAAAGATAGTGGTACGGGTAATCCTACACAAGGGGCATATATAATTTCAGTTGATTCTGCAACACAAATTACTGCAAATGGTAACAATCTTACTGTAGGTTCATTTGCAGCTATTATTGGTGGTGTGACAGATGTTACTGCAAATGGTGGCGGAATAACAATTAAAGGTACTGTAGATAAAACTTTTAATTGGGCTAGTATTGCAGGTTTATCAGCATGGACTAGTTCTGAGAACTTGGCATTAACAAATGGTAAGTTTGTTATATTTAATGGATCAACTTCAGGTAATACAGTAGTTCAATCAAATGCTTATGCAAATAATGCAGTATTAACGTTATCTAACAACACAGGAACATTAATTTCTACAGGTGATAATTCTGTTATTACTTTTGCAATGATGTCAACAAAAACCGGAACTGGTAATACAGTATTTTCTAATAGCGCAAACATACTTTCTCCGAATTTTATTGCTCCTATTAGTATTGCTCCATTTACTGTCGTGTCGAATACAGTTGTAGCTAATCTTAATAGTGATCTATTAGATGGACAACAAGGAACGTATTATATTAACTTAACTGGTAATGCACACGATAGAGCAAACACTGGAGTAACAGTTGCCACTGCTGCATTTACTCAAGCTAATACTGGAGTAACAGTTTCTACTGCTGGATTTACTCAAGCTAATACTGGAACGACAATTGCTACATCTGCATTTACTCAAGCTAATACTGGAACGACAATTGCTACATCTGCATTTACTCAAGCTAATACTGGGGTATCAATTGCTACATCTGCGTTTACTCAAGCTAATACTGGAGTAACAATTGCTAATGCTGCATTTGTTCAAGCCAATACTGGAGTAACAATTGCTAATGCTGCATTTGTTCAAGCCAATACTGGAACGACAATTGCTACATCTGCGTTTACTCAAGCTAATACTGGAGTAACAATTGCTACATCTGCGTTTACTCAAGCTAATACTGGAGTAACAATTGCTACTGCAGCGTTTTCGAGAGCAAATACAGAAACCATCGGACAAGCAGCATTTGGAGTTGCTAACACTGGCGTTACAATAGGACAAGCAGCATTTGGAGTTGCTAACACTGGAGTAACTATAGGTCAAGCAGCATTTTCTAGAGCAAATACCGAAACGATAGGTCAAGCTGCATTTGTTCAAGCTAACTCCGCATACAATCAAGCTAACTCCGCATACAATCAAGCTAATACTGCAAATAATATTGTAGCAGGAACTGCAAAACAAATTCCATACCAATTAGGACCAAGCGTAACTTCATTTATAAACGCGCCAAATGTACCTAGTTATTTGTATTATGATGGAACAAATTATTCTTGGGTTACAGCTTCAGATATTGTTAATGCTGGTGGTGGTAATGGTCAATATGAATACCCATTAATTTAAAGGAATTACTTAAATGGCTCAAGTTACAACAAGAGATGAATTAAAAGATTATGCTCTAAGAAGATTAGGTGCTCCAGTAATAAAGATTAATGTTGATGATGACCAATTGGAAGATAGAATTGATGATGCACTTCAATTCTATCAAGATTATCATTTTGATGCAACTGAATCTTTTTACTGGGTTCATACAATAACACAAGAAGATATTAATCAAAGATATTTTAAAATAGATCCAGGAATCTTAGGTATTACTAAGATTTTTCCATTAAATGATACTATTACAAAAAATAATATGTTTGATTTAAGGTATCAACTTCGTTTGCATGAATTATATGATTTTACATCAACATCATATACTAATTTTTCTATTACTATGCAACATCTACAAAACCTAAGCGAAATGTTTACTGGAGATGTTCCAATTAGATTTCAAAGACATACACATAGATTATATCCGGATTGGGGATGGGGTTCATTACAAGCTCCATTAGGTATGACTGTTGTTGCTGAAGGTTATAAAGCAATTGATCCAGAAACATTTGAAAGTGTATATAATGACCGTTGGTTAAAAGAATATGTTACTTCTTTGTTTAAACGTCAATGGGGGGATAATATGAAAAAATTTGGAGGTATTCAACTTCCAGGTGGGTTAACTCTTAATGGAAAAGAAACCTTTGATGAAGCTATGTCAGAAATACAAAGATTAGAAACAGAAATGGCAGATAAGTATGAATTACCTCCTGCGTTTTTGGTTGGATAAAATTTATGCCTAGCAAATATTTTCAAAATTATGGTAAACCTGCAGTCGAGATTAATTTAATCGAGGATCTCTATAACGAGGCGATAAACATACAAGGCTTCAGTGGGTACTATATTCCAAATACCAACGTCCAAGGGCGAGATTTGATATATGGAGATGACCCTTTAAAGCATTTCGATGATGCTTATAAATTAGACATGTATTTAGTCAATACCATGGATTATGGTGATGAACAAGACTTCTTTTCTAAATTTGGATTAGAAGTAAGAAATCAAACCAAAATACAGTTCTCATTTAAAGAATTTATGAAGAGAACAAATAATCAGTTTGAAGTTCCAAAAGAAGGTAATTTAATTTTTATACCTTTTATGAAAGATTCTGGGGAATTATTTGAAATTAAGTTTGTTAACACATCAAAAGATTTATACACTTTAGGAAGAATTAGACCATTTTATTATGAGTTATCTCTTGAACCATTCAAATATAACGATGAAAGCCTTGATACTGGTATTGAAGGTATTGATATGATTGAATTACTTGAAGCATCAAAATCAATTCTTGACGTACAAGATGGAACTGGCGATTATATTGTTGGGGAAACTATATATCAAGGTGATGCAAATAATCATACTGCACACGCTGAAGTTGCTGCATGGGATAAAGCAAATTCAATATTAACTATAATGAATGTTAATGGATTATTCTCAAATACTTCTGCATTACATATAACAGGAGCAACTAGCAATTCAAATTATTCGTTAACAGTTGTTGATAATAAAGTACGAGAATCACAATTCGATAATTTACCAATCTTTGATGAAGTATCTGGATTTATTGATACTTCTGATGGTTACGGTAGCCTAAGATATTAAAGGTAAAATATGAATTATAGATTACAATCAATAAGAAAAACTACAATTGCCTTTGCAAGCTTATTTAAAGATATTCCATTTATAAAATATGACGCACAAGGTAATGAAGTTGAGAGAATTATCGTACCAATAATTTATGGCGATAAAGAAAAATATGTTAAAAGATTAGATATTGAACACGAAAAAGTACAGATTACACTTCCTCGTATTGAATACGGTCTTACTAACATGGAATATGATGCTAGTAGAAAATTAAATAGTGCAAATAAATTAATGGGTTGCGCTGGAACTGGAGATGTATATGTAAATTCTCCTATACCATATAATTTCAATTTGGAGTTAGTATTATATACAAGAAATATTGAAGATGCTAATCAAATAATGGAGTATATTTTATCGCATTTTACTCCAGATTACAATTTAAAAATTGTAATGGTTCCTGAAGCAGGAATAATAAAAAATGTACCAATAACTTTTAATGGTGAATCTGAAGAAGAAGATTCAACTGGTTCATACGATTCTCCAGTTAGGTCTGTTTTTAGAACATTAACATTTACTGCCAGAAGTTATATTTTTCAACCACCGCAAGAATACAAACCTATTTTACAAGCAAATTCGTTTATATATATTCCAAGCGCTATTGCAAATTATCAACTTACAACTGGAAACGGAAATTTCACATTAGGAGAAAGCGTTTATCAAGGATACTCATATGATAGATCTACAGCAAGAGGTAGCGTTGTTGGTTGGAATGCAAATAATGAGATATTAACGCTTGAAAATGTTACTGGAAATTTTGTTGCTAATTCTATTATAACAAACTTAACTGGATCAGCTCAATATATTATAGGTGAATTACCTAATAATGGATTAGCATATGATACAGGTGTTACCCCATCACCAAATACATATCCTGTTGTTGGACCATATACAGTAAATCAAACTAACTTGGATTACACAGCTTAATTATGACATCTAAATTTAATAAAACAATGGAGGAAATATTTAATGTTCCTCCATTGGTGATTGAAGAAGAAACCGAATTCGCAGAATTTTTGCCCGCAGAACAATCAACTCATGATTTGTCTACTTTACTAGATCACGATTTAAAAACTGATTATGAAAAAACTAGGGAAAGTATTGATTCGTTGATTGCAAAAGGAACTGAAGCTATTGATGATATGTTAGCAATTGCACGACAATCAGAAAAAGCTAGAGATTTTGAAGTTGCTGGTAATATGATCAAAACTGTCGTTGACGCATCAAAAGAATTACTTGAAGTTCAAAAGAAAATGCGTGATATTACAGGAAAAAAAGAAAACGTTACCCAAAATATTAAGAATGCAGTTTTTGTTGGTTCAACTAAAGATTTGATTCGATCTATTAAAAATGAGAATAATGAATGATAGATTTTGAGGGTAGCAATAAATTATATTATAGGGATAATCCTAATCTAAGAAGAGCTGGTATTGAAAATTGGGAATACGAGCAGCATCAAAAAGATGAACTTAGAAAATGCATTAATGATCCAATATATTTTATTCGCAATTATGTAAAAATTATTAATCTTGATGAAGGTCTTGTGTATTTTGACATGCACGATTATCAAGAAGAAATGGTTCAAGCATTTCATGACAACAGATTTTCTATTGTAAGGATTGGTCGTCAGTCAGGTAAAACAACAACTTCTGTTGGGTATCTTTTATGGTTATCATTATTTACTGAAAATTATAATATTGCTATCACAGCAAATAAAAAATCATTAGCTGTTGAGATTCTGTCTAGATATCAATTAGCGTATGAAAATTTACCTATGTGGCTTCAACAAGGTATTGTCATATGGAATAAAGGTAGTATTGAACTAGAAAATGGTTCAAAGATGTTAGCAGCTTCTACTGCTGCCAGTTCCGTTCGTGGTGGATCATTTAATCTTGTATTTATGGACGAATTTGCTCACGTTCATAATAACTTAGCTGAAGAGTTTTTTACTTCAACATATCCTGTAATTTCATCCGGTAAAACAACAAAAATTATTATTGTATCTACTCCGCGTGGTATGAATTTATACTACAAAATGTGGATGGATGCGGTTAATAAAAAAAGTGATTATAAAGCTGTTGATATTCATTGGTCTAAAGTTCCAGGTCGTGATGAAAACTGGAAAGAAACTACGATTAGAAATACATCTGCTCGTCAGTTTAATCAAGAATTTGGTTGCGAATTTTTAGGTTCTACAAATACGCTAATAGATGGTTCCAAATTACAAACTCTTGTTGCAATAGATCCATTAGACACTGATGATGAAATATTTTCTGGAGTAACAATTCCAAATGAAATGGATATTTTTATTCCTCCAGTTAAAGAATCTTTTGATGATGAAACTAAAAAACAAATAGATAAAGATCATATCTATGCTATGACTGTTGATGTTTCAGAGGGCAAAAATCTAGACTATGCTGCATTTTCTATTTTTGACGTATCAACGATTCCATATACACAAGTAGCTACATATAGAAATAATCAATTGCATCCAATGTTATTCCCAGATATTATTAAAATGGCTGGAGAATATTACAATAATGCATATGTATTAATTGAGGTAAATAATAACCCAACAGTTGCTGATACTCTATTTCAAGATTTAGAATACGAAAATGTATTAAAAGTTTATGCAGGAAACAAAAAAGCTCAACAAATAAGTGAGAATGGTAAAGCAACACAAAATGGCGTTAATATGAGCCCATTAGTAAAACGTGTTGGTTGTACTACATTAAAAACTTTAATTGAAACTGATAAATTAAGAATTAATTCTAGTGAAACTATATATGAATTAACTCGTTTTATTGCAACAAATAATTCATTTGCAGCTGAAGAAGGAGCAAATGATGATTTAGCAATGACTCTTGTTATTTTTGCTTGGTTATCAACTCAAAAATTATTTATAGAATTATCATCAACAGATATTCGTAAGCGTTTACAAATAGAAAATAATTATGCAAAAGAAGATGATATTGATGTTCCTCCTATGCCACAATTTAGTAATACTTTAATGGACAAATATAATCTTGAAGATGGAGATTTATGGGAAGTAGTTGAACCTGCTGGTTTTTACTATTAATCATAAATGCTAGAAATTATAAATACCTCTATGAAAACTGACTTTCTATTTTTATAACAAGGAGTACAATTTATGGGGTTTCAATTATCACCAGGAGTAAATGTATCTGAAATTGATTTGACTAATGTCGTTCCAGGCGTTAGTTCATCGGTTGGAGCATTCGCTGGACAATTCAGCTGGGGACCAGCAAATATCAGAACATTAGTAGATTCAGAAAATAAATTAGTATCTATTTTCGGTAAACCTAATAACGATAGCAACACATACACATCATTTTTTTCTGCTGCTAATTTCTTGGCATATACCAATAACATTAGAGTTGTCAGAGCAATCAACGATACTACTACGTTTAATGCAACATCTATCTCTGAATTGATAGATCTTGAAACAGTAGCTGCTGATGCAACTAGTGGTAACAATTATATTAGATTTAATACTGATATAGCAGATTATTTGGCAAGCGGAGACGAATTTACAATATCTTACGGAGCAAATACATCTGTATTAGAAGTTGTCGAAATTTATAACGGCAATACAGCTCTTGTTGTTAATAATTTAATAGGAAATGCAACTGCAGGTTCAATTACTTTACCAACATATGAAACTAATGTTAGTATTGCTAATGAAGAAGATTATGAGATTAATTTCTCACTTGGTCAACATCCTAAATTCGGTGCGTTTTATGGTCGTTATCCAGGAGATTTCGGTAATTCTTTAACAGTTTCAGTTTGTTCTTCTGAAAACGCATTTAGAAGAACTGGATTAACAGCAAATACTACTTTACATAGTACAAGTGCAGTTTTAAATACTGGATTAGCTAATACATTCTTAAATGCAGGAGATAGTATTACCATTGATGGTTATACATATACTGTAGGTAGCATTGGTTCAACTAATTTAGTTTCTACAAATATTACATTAACTACAGGCGCAGAAACTCAAAAAAATAACGCAACAGCTACAACAAAATGGGCATATGCGGACAATTTTGATAGCGCTCCATCTACATCATCAACAGTTGAATCAAAAGGTTCATCAAATGATGAATTACACGTTATTGTAATTGATACTGATGGTAAATTTACAGGCGAAAGAGGAACTGTATTAGAAAAATTTGCACATCTATCTAAAGCAGATAATGCTACAACAGATGATGGTTCTCCAAATTATTATGCAACTAGAATCTTTAATGAATCAAAATACATTTATGTTGCAAATCATGTATCAGGTTCTTCTAATTGGGGATTAGTTACAAATAACGGTCTTTCTTATGACAAATTACCAAACTATTCTGTAAAATTATCAAATGGAACAGATGATTCTGCTCTTGATTCTGATTATATAACAGCATATAATTTATTCCAAAATGCAGATGAATCTGATATTTCATTATTAATTACTGGTGATTGCAGTCAACGTCCTGGAACATTATCTCGCTGTTTAAGTATTGCTAATGAAAGAAAAGATTGCGTTGCATTCGTTTCTCCAAAAAGAGCAGACGCAGTATCAGCAGTTGATATTGATAAAATTATTGAATATAGAAATGGATTATCCCCATCAACTTCATATTCAGTATTTGATTCTGGTTGGAAATATCAATTTGATAAATATAACAATAAATATCGTTATGTTCCATTAAATGGTGATATTGCTGGTTTATGTGCAAGAACTGATAATACCAGAGATCCATGGTGGTCGCCTGCAGGGTTTAATCGCGGTCAAATTCTAAACGCAATTAAAGTATCATATAATCCAACTAAAGCTCAAAGAGACGAATTATATAAAAATGGTATTAATCCTGTATTAGCATTTCCAGGAGAAGGTATTATTCTTTATGGCGATAAAACTATGCAGAAAAAACCATCTGCATTCGATAGAATCAATGTTCGTAGATTGTTTATTGTTTTAGAAAAAGCTATTGCAATTGCAGCAAAATACTCTCTATTTGAATTCAACGATGCGTTCACAAGAGCACAATTCGTAGCTATGGTTGAACCATTCTTAAGAGATGTAAAAGGTCGTAGAGGGATTTATGACTTCAAAGTTATTTGCGACGAATCAAATAATACTCCTGAAGTTATTGATACCAATAGATTTATTGGTGATATTTATATCAAACCAGCTAGATCTATTAACTTCATCCAATTGAATTTCGTAGCAGTTCGTACTGGAGTTGACTTTACTGAAGTTGCTGGTAAATTTTAAGTAATATGATTTTTTGGCGGTAGAGGAAACTTTGCCGCCAACCCTTATAAATAATTAAAAGAATATTACACAATTTTAAAACAAGGAGTATCTGAACATGGCGTTCAATATAAATCAATTTAGATCTGAAATGGTAAAGGATGGGGCAAGACCTAATCTATTTTCAGTTTCAGTTACGTTTCCATTTTCAACTGGTGTGTCATCAAAATTAACATTTATGGCACATGCAACATCATTGCCTCCATCAATTGTTGGTGTTGCATCACAATATTATTTCGGTCGTCAAGTAAAATTTCCTGGAGATAGACAATTTCCTGATTGGAGTATTACAGTTATTAATGACGAAGACTTTATCGTAAGAAATGCATTTGAAGTTTGGTCTGATAAATTAAATAGCCATAGTTTAAATGTTCGTGCTACTGGAGCAATTAATTCTACAACTTATTCTGCTGACGCTACTGTCACACAATACGGTAAAGATGGATCACAAATAAAAACATATAAATTTGTTGGACTATTCCCATCAACAATTGATCCAATTGGTCTTGATTGGGGTTCTAATGACAGAATTGAAGAATTTAATGTTACATTCTCATATCAATATTGGGAAGCATATGCTGGCGCAGCTGGCGCGACTCAAGTTACAACCTAATATATAGAATATACTATTAAATAATTAAAAAGGTAATTTATTTTGGCTAAATTTTCATTATTCGGTTTTAAAATAGGGAAAGATACACCAGCACAGGAAGTGCTACCTTCTTTTTCAGCGCCAGTATTAGATGATGGTGCAGTAACTATTACTGCAGCAGCACATTATGGCACATCGATTGACCTAGATTCAAATTACAAAAACGATGTTGAGTTAATTACTAGATATCGCGAAATGGCTATGCAGCCAGAAATTGAAAGCGCAGTTGACGATATCGTCAATGAAGCAATTGTAAACGAAGAAGGGGTTATTGTAAAATTAAATTTAGATAACTTAAAAGTTACCCCAAAAATTAAAAAAGCTATTGAAGATGAATTTGATAATATCTTGACTCTTTTAAATTTTAAACAATTGGGTCAAGATATTTTTAGAAGATTTTATATCGATGGAAGAATGTATTACAATATCATTCTTGATAAAGAAAATACTTCTGGTGGTATTCAAGAGTTGCGTTACACGGATCCACGTAAAATAACAAAAATTCGCGAAATTAAAAAAGTAAAAGACAAAACAACTGGATATGATATTGTTGCGGGTTATGTCGAATATTATATCTATTCAGATGTTATTTCAACAAAATCAAACCTAACAAATTCAGGATTAAGAATCGCTCCAGATTCAATGATTAGTGTTACATCTGGAATATTAGACGCAAAACGCTCAATAGTATTAAGTAATTTACACAAAGCAATTAAACCTCTTAACCAATTAAGAATGATTGAAGATGCTAGTGTAATTTATAAAGTATCAAGAGCGCCAGAAAGACGTATTTTTTATATTGATGTTGGTAATTTGCCTAAAATGAAGGCAGAACAATATCTTAAAGATATTATGACCAAATATAAAAATAAAGTTGTTTATGATGCATCTACTGGAGAAATCAGAGACGATAGAAGATTCCTTTCTATGATGGATGATTTTTGGCTTCCTAGACGTTCTGATAATAAATCAACAGAAATCACAACATTACCATCATCAGCTGCATTTGATGATATGTCAATGGTAGAATATTTTGAGAAGAAATTATATAAAGCTCTTGGAGTTCCATTCTCTAGATTAGTACAACCAGATAGCGCATTTGATGTTGGAACTAATCAAGTAATTTCCAGAGATGAAATTAAATTTGATAAAGCAATTCAAAGGTTAAGAAATAAATTTACTGATGTATTTGATCAAGCATTAAAAGTTCAGTGTCAATTAAAAGGTATTTGTTCTGACGAAGAATTTGATGTCTATAAACAAGATTTCAATTATGATTTTGTTAGAGATAATAATTATGCTGAAATGAAAGATGCTGAACTATTGCAAAATAGATTAAATTTATTAGCGGTAGTTGATCCATATAAAGGTACATATTATTCACAAGCTTGGATCCAGAAAAATATCTTGAAAATGGACGAAGATGAAATTGACCAAATGCAAAAAGAAATTGAGCAAGAAATTGCTAATAATTTGTATCCTGATCCAAAATTACTTAATGACCCAATGGCAGGTTTAGGTGGAGATGGCGGTTTCCCTAGCGGCGATCCTAACCTAGATTCAGATGGTGATGGAGTTCCAAATGATCAAGATGCAAATGATCAAGATCCATCTATAGGTCGTCCAACAACAAAACCAAATAAACAATCAGCTACTGATAAAAAGAATCCGTACTATGACTAAGACAATACATAGAGATTTACCGCAGGTATTAATCCTAAAAAGAACTTATATACAAAGATTTCCTAATGGACAGCAAGTTGCACTGTATCACTCAGAGCATTTAAATCAATATATTACTGTTCCATTGGATGGATCTAAATTTTCTAATACATCAGAATCTGTATTAGAAAAATTAACTCAAATATCAGAGAATGATGATATTCAGTCTATTATATTTAATGATTTATCTGAATTAAATATAAATAAAGAATGCGCTGATGTAATTTTAAATTTTATTAGCAATAACGAAGAATTAGCAGAACAATTACACGTTTCGGATAAAAGTTTCTTAGAAATTTTGGAACAGGCTGCTCAATTAGAATCAACAGATTTATCGGAAGAATCTGGTCAACAACAGGAGTTAACAAACGATGAAATTGTTAAATGAGTTTACCGAAACAGAAGTTCTAGTAGAAGAAGCTAACGGTAAAAAGAACCATACTATTAAAGGATATTTTATTCATTGCAACGAACAAAATAGAAATGGCAGAGTATATGTTAAAGAACATATGATGCCAGAAGTTGCAAGATATAAAAGAGATTATATAGATACTCGTAGATCTTTAGGTGAATTATCTCACCCAGAAGGTCCTCAAATTAACCCAGATAAAGTATCGCATCTTATCACTAAATTAGATTTTGATGATCACCGTTGTTTTGGAGAAGCTAAAGTTTTAGATACTCCTAATGGTAATATCGTAAAATCATTTATTGATGCTGGAGTTAATTTCGGGGTTTCTACCAGAGGATTGGGGTCTATTAAAGAATCAAATGGAATTAAATATGTCCAACCAGATTTTCGTTTAGTAACAGTTGATATTGTATTAGATCCATCAGGTAAAGATTGTTATGTTGAAGGTTTAATGGAAGGAAAAGAATGGATGTTTGTTGAAGGAAAAGGTTGGGTTGAACAATATCTAGAAGAATCAAGAGATACTTTAAGAAAACTATCAGCAAAAGAAGTTGAACCAATGGCTCTTAAAATCTTCGAAAACTTTTTAAGAAAACTTTAATACAAAAATTAATTTATATAAATAATTATTATAAAAATCTAATAGGAGATATTTGATGTCACAAAAAAATTTAAATCTTTCTGAAGCTGCAATGGATATCCTAAACGGCAACAGAAAAGACAAAGATACAAAACAAGATTCATTTGGTCAAGGTCAAAAATTGCATGACACAGCTAATAAAACCACAGCATGCGATACAGGAAATGCAGATTGGGAAAAACCATATGTTGAAGCTCCAACAGCAACTCCTCCAGGACAAACACCACCAGTTGGACAAGAACCTGCTAAACATTTACCACCACAACCAGCTGACACTGTTTCAAAAGCTAACACAAAAGTAAATCTTCATCCTAAAAAAGGTGTTAATGAAGAAGGCGAACCAGATGACGAAGAAGATGAAGTAAATGAAGATATCGCAGCGTTAATGGCTGGCGAAAACTTATCAGAAAGTTTCAAACGTAAAGCATCTGCTATCTTTGAAGCTGCAGTAAAATCAAAAGTTGGAGAATTAGCTGAAGAATTAGAAGCACATTATGTTGCTCAATTCGAAGAAGCTTATGAAGATATGAAAGAAGATTTTACTAATAAAGTTGATGAATATCTAGATTACGTTACTGAATCTTGGATGGAAGAAAATAAATTAGCAGTTGAATCAGGTTTAAGAACTGAAATTGCAGAAGGCTTTATTGAGTCTTTAAAAACCGTATTCGAAGAACACTATATCGATATTCCTGAAGAAAAATT